ATGTCTTTTCTCTTTAATAATTTATTAGATTTAAAATAATAACTAAATCCTTCAGCAAAATATTCTCCTAACGTTTTAGGATTAAATTCGAAAGTACTATAATCAATAGCACTTTTCCCATCTATATCCAAATCATATACTAATCTTTGTTCCTCAGATATAAATTTTTCGCCATCTAACCAAAATTGATATTTAGGGTCATATCCTTTAATATTGTCAATATTGATATTTGATAATTCTAATCCTGCTCGTTGTATTTTTATGTATTCATTATCCTGTAATATTCCTAGTTTAGTCTCAACTAAATGTCCAATTTCATGCAATACTTCATATTTATCTGAATCCTCTAACAAATATATCTTATCATTATTTCGATCATAATGACTATCACCTTTATTTATCTTGATTATTTCAGTATTATTAAACATTTTTAATATTTTATCTGGCAATACACTTAAGGCTTTTTTGATGTTTTCATCTAATCTTCTGCTATTAGTAAATGAATTTTTTCTAATATATTTAGGATTATTATACTCCATTTCAATATTTTTTTCAACTGAAACTTGATACGTTATTGTACTCCTGCACCAATGAAAATGATCATCTATAGGTGGTAAATTTAGACCTTGTATCAATCCATAGCATTTATATTTTTTTATTGTTTTATTTGTATCACTGTATCTTTTAAACTCATTCCAGTCATGTGCATTAAATATTTGTCCATCTAAACTTTGGCACATCTTTGTCGTTTTGTTATCTTCTACTGCAATAAACTTAACTTTTACATTTGGAATTACTGATTGCATACCCTCTACTTTAGCTTGATTATTCAAATTAATTACTGCATTATCTATTGCCCCACTTATTTTTTCACCATTTATGTTCAGTTTTGCATTTTGTTGTTTATTTATTATGCCCTGATATATGTCAGAATCTATTTTAATGTCTTTTAACTGTTGCATATCAATAACTGCTTGTCTATATATTTGTTGTGCATTATATTCCATTGTGGCTTTAATATATTCATTCCATAAATATCCTCTTATTATAGGTCTATCCAATAACATTAACAATAACCCTGTTGGCATTTCTTTACTTTTACGTTTAGAAACAGGAAGAGTTTTATTTACTTCTTCCTGTCCTCTTGTATAATAATAGTTTATATCTTTTTGTAATATGTCTAATTCTTTATCTTTTAATTTAAACTGTTCTTCTGCATACGCTCCATATATTAATAATTCCAATATTTCATTATTTTTCACTTTGGTTCTATTCTTTATTTGTAATGCTTTTGTTTTAAAATCATCTTCTAAAACTCCAGCATCTTCCCATTCTTCTATTTGAGTATCTATCATTTTCTTTGAACTACTATTTGCTATGTTATACAAGCTCTCAAAATCTATTTTAAAGCTATTAAATATTTCCTGTAACCTCTTTTGCGTTTGTTTACTAATTCTGCTATAAATTGATTTTAATTCTTTCATATTAGTGTCATGATATTTCCACATCTATAACACCTCTATTCTTTGTTTTCTTCTTCATTTTGTTCTTCATCTACTTCATATTGAGAATTATCTTTTTTATCTTTTAAGTTTTCTAAATTCTGCTCTATATTTTCTTCACTTTGTTCATCCATAGCTGTTAACTCAGATTCACTATCTAAATCAAATGGTAAATGTTCTATAACTGTTTTATCACTTAATAATCCTCTTAATTGTAACCAATTATTTACTATTTCTTGATTGTTTTGTGGTAAGTTTCTTGTTAAAATAACTTCTATATCTCTAAAGTCATATTCTGTATTTTTCTTTAAGTTTATTCTTGATGTTATCATTTCCCACATTCTTAATAGTTCTTTTCTAAATAACTTGTCAGCTTGTTGTAATACTTGATCAAGTGGAAAGAATTTTTTATCTAATGCACTAGCATTATCAGCATTTGTAAATCCTTGATCAGTTACATTAGGTACTCCTGTTATCATTAAAGCTAAATCTAAACATGTTTTTTTATGATTTTCACTTGCGGTATCGTTTATATCTTTTATTATCCAGTTAATATCTCCTGTATTATCTGGTGTATAAAATATTTTTGCATTTAATATAGCTTCATCTTCTATTGCTCGTAATGGATTCTTCTTCCATACTTTATTGCCATCTTTGTCTTCTTCCTCTATTAATGCATCATTATCTGGTGTATAACCTGTTATTTTTAGTTTTGCATCATCGTTGTATTGGAATGTATTTGCATTGTTTTTTATTACTTGTTCATATTTATTAATTAATGTTATTACATTTTCATATAATGCTAGTCCATCTGGATTCTCTACTGCAAATACTGGTAAATCATTCCATAATACTTCTGCATTCTTTTCTTCTTCAAATTCATATTTGCTAGTTGAATCTAATGTTTTTCTCTCTTTCCCATCTATGTAATGTTTTTTATAGTCCTTAGTTATTAACTCTAAGTGTACTTTTATTCCTCTTCCTGTATTTTCTGTCCAATATCTTAACATTCCTATTTTTTGTGATGGTGTTTCATAGTTCCATATAGCAACACTTGTTAAACTAGATGTGTGTGCATATACAATTTCATTATCTTTGTTTTCATATATTAATCCATAACAAGCTCCTGTATTAATATAATCTTTTACACAGTCATAAAAAAAAGAACTATTATCATTATAGTCCGTTATATAATCTATTAAGGCTTGATATTCTTCTGGATTATTCTTTTCTCCAAATACTTTATTGAATACTTTCTTTAATATTCCTTGTTTTGTTTTATTTGTTAATTTAACTTTATATTGTGGTTCTTTTCCTCCAAAATATCCACTTGCTATAGTTGAAATATAATATTCTAATGCTACTATTACATCTTCACTACTGTTCTTTCTAGTAAATCTACTGTATAGTTTTTCTCTATGTTGTAATATTGGTAATGCTCTTCCCCATAACACATTAATATTACTTGCTATATTTTCCTCTTTTAAAAAATCTTCCGAATATTGTAGTTTTTCTACTATCATTTCTTCCTCCTTATATTAACTTGTTATATCCAAAACTTATCGTGTTAGGTCTTGGATTCTCATATACTCCAGTTAAAGTATCTTCTGCATCATCATGTTCGTTTTTTCCTTCTCTTGAATAATGCAATATATGTTTTGCAAACTCTGGAAACTTGTCCTTCCAATTAACTGGAAAATATATATTATTCATAACTGCTGTTGAATTACTTAATATCCTGGCTTGTTTATTTTGCCCTTGATGGAACCAATTTATCTTTGTATGTGTATTCTTTAGTTCTTTAAGCTCTCTTTGTACATTTCTAGCAAATCCTCTTCCTCCATTGTTTGACTCTATATTCGCGTATCCAACCTTATCTTTTGTCATCATTTTTGCAACTGCTGGTTCAGTTATCTCCATTGATTCTTGTGTATAATATATATCTAAAATATAATAACTGTTATTGTACATTGCATAATCTATTGAACATAAATAGTCGCTTCCTTCGTCTGCTGTATCTGTATAATTCATTATATAATGTGCTGGAGGTAACTTATCATATGTCTTGAATCCACTATATAGTCTATTTTTTACATCTATAGGTTCTTGTTGATAGTTTGCATATACTATGTCTTTGTTCATATTCTTCGTTTTTAATTCAAAATCTTTTTTGTTTAAAACTTCATCGCACAACATTGTTCCATCATCTTGTACGGCTTTATAATTGATATGCCTTACATTTTCAAAATTCTCTTGTATGTATCCTACTAAATCATCACTTGCCCATCTTGTCATTATTGCTATTATTTTAAAGTTATTCTCTGTTCTTGATAACATTGTATTGTTAAACCAATCAATTATTTTTTGCTTAACTGTCTCATTATATGCTTCTTGAACATTTTTTATTGTGTCATCTAATATCATTACAGTACATCCAAATCCTGTAGCAGTTCCTGTTGGTGATGTTGCCAAATAATTTGCCTGATTACTTGCTTCTAAAGCCCATTTACTAGCACTAGCTTCGCCATACTTTATCTTTGTATTAGGAAATATGTCATTATACACTATTATTCCTTCTGTTCTTTCAGATGCTATTGTATCTCTTACAGACTTTGCAAATGTTCCTGATAACGTTTCATTGTATGATCCAGTCATTACCTTTTCTTTGTTATTTTGTCCAAATATCCATTCAACAAATTTTCCTGCTGTTCTTGACTTACCATGTCTAGGTGGAAGTGTTATTACTAAAAATTGCTCATCACTTTCATAAAAACTTTGTAATTCATTGCACATATTCTTTAAATAAGTTCTACTGTCTTTATAAAAATCTGGTGCAGTTAATTTACAATACTCAAAAAAATCTCGCCTAGCTAATTCTAGTCGAGCTTGTTTTATTAATTCTTGTTTTATATTATTTGCCATTTACTATTTTCCTTAATTCTTCTGTTGACATTCCTGCAAATGGATTATTTACCTCTCCAGTTATCTTAACATTCGCTTGAGGTTTTTCTCCTACCATATCTGCTATTATTTCATAAGCTTTCGTATTTCCTTTTTGAGCTTGTTCTATTAATGCAAGGCTTATTTTATTTTGAGTATCACCATTAGACAATAACAATAGCAATTCTTCTCTTAATGATTTTCTTTCTGCTCTTGCTTTTCCACTTGCTATTCCACCTTTCCTGCCATTTTCTCGCAGTTCTTTCGGGCTTCTTTGACTATTTGGTATTAAATTGCTATCATTCATATTGTACCTCCCCTATTTTTTAGTGTTTTGTTTCACTTTAATATACATTTATCATTTATTCTATAAAAACATTTTACCTTTTCTTTATTTAAGTCTAGTATTTCTAAGTGACTGCACTCTCTGCACTCTTTTGGTAAATGTTTCTTTAAT